AGAAGTGTCTTCAGAAGTGTCCAAAGTGTCTTTTTTCAGTGTCTCAGCCCAATTTCGAGTGTCTTTTTCAATTGGTAAACTCAAATCATCAAAATTAAGGCAGGTGATTTTAATGACAAAATCTGAAAGGAGAATATGGCTCACCAACATCGAGGATGCCGCTGATGCTGTGGCAACCGAATATGGTTCTGAAGTAGCCAAATCTGTGTTCTATCGCTACGGCGCTCATGGAACCTATGACCTAAGCCCCTGCTATTACAGCGAGGTCTTCGCTGATTTGGAGCTTATCGCAAACGACAATTAAATAAACGCCCTGAGCAAGGCGTAAAACTACTCTCTTGGTCATCAGCTCACCATCTTCGTGGCCACGTGGTGTGTTCGTAGTTGATGAACAAGAAAACATTATCAATAGAGTGCCAGCTTACGAACGGCTGGTCACCAGAAAGAAGCGGAGTGATCCGCACGAGGTGACCATCTTATGAAAAACACTGGCAGCCATAACGGTTATCTCCGCTTCGCAAATGAAGCCAACGGAGGTAAAAGTTATGGCAAACAAAGTAAAACAGAGTAAAGAGTATCGTATCTACATCAAGGAATCCAAGAGCTGGGTAGACGTTAACAAGGAGTTCTACACGAACTACTACCGTGAAATCAACGCCTACCGCAAGCGTCAACAGGAACATGGCCGTTGTGTTTGCCCTGCAAGCAAGCGCTACTTATGCGACATGGATTGCTTCACCTGTCCTTATGCCAAGGCTGGCGACCAGCTTTCCCTCAATAACACCGTGCGTGACAGCGATGGAAACGAAAAGAGCTGGCTTGAAGATGTACCGGATGAATCTGCGGCTATCGCTGAAGTATTAGAGGATGCAGAGCTTCTTAATGCCCTCTACGCAAAGCTGAACGAGCTGGACCCGGAAGGCCGTCTTATCTGCCAGCTTATTATGGAAGGAAAATCGGAACGTGATTGTGGCAAGGAAATGGGTCTCTCTCGTAATACATTCGTATATCGCAGGGACAAGCTGTTCCAGAAGCTCCGCTCCGAGCTTAAGGACTACCTCTAATATGAATGGTCGTCCTCTGATTCTTCAGGGGACGACTTTTCTTTTCAAAAAGTTTTTATATTTTTTCGGCCAAACAGCCATCTCACCTCCATTGAGTAGTGTAAGGCGAAACAAAGCGACCTACAGAAAGCGAGGTGAACATCGTGAATAAGACTTTTCACAACAGAAGCGACACTGACGCAGAAGTGATTGCTACTCTCACTGCAATCAGTCAAGTATCCGCAAGAATGGCGAAGAATCTCAGAATCATCGCCGCACACAGACAATCCGAGGAAGGAGGAACAGTAAATGTCAAAAATGAGCGATATGGCTATGACCATCGAAGAGCTAAGAAATGCTGCCGCTGCTATTAACGATGCAGCAAACTGGCTCGCACAGCAGTTTTCATCTGACGATAAGCAGCAAAATGAAAATATTACTGCTAAACCAGAAAAGAAAACAAAACCTGCACTGACTCTTGAGGAGGTTCGAGCTGTTCTGGCTGATAAATCTCGTACCGGACATACAGCTGAAATACGAGAGCTTCTTAAAAAGTACGGTGCAAGTAAGTTGTCACTTGTAGACCCGAAACATTATGAAGCCCTGCTTAGGGAAGCGGAGGTGCTCTAATATGCCACCTAAAGGACATGCAATCCTCTCCGCATCCTCTTCTGACCGCTGGCTCCACTGCCCACCGTCAGCAAGACTCTGCGAAACCTATGAGGATAAAGGCAGCAACTATGCTGCAGAAGGCACCGATGTCCACTCCCTTTGTGAGTACAAGCTCCGCAAGGCTCTCGGCATGGAAGCTACAGACCCTACCGAGAATCTCGACTGGTACAACGCTGAGATGGAGGATTGTGCTACCGGCTATGCCAGCTTCATCATGGAGCTTTTGGAAGAGACCAAACAAACCTGCTCCGACCCTGTTGTTCTGATTGAACAGCGAGTGGACTTCTCTCGCTGGGTGGAACAAGGCTTCGGAACCTCGGATGCCATTCTCATCAGCGACGGCACCATGCACGTGATTGACTATAAACACGGTCTTGGAATTCTCGTATCCGCTGAGAACAATCCGCAGATGAAATGCTACGCCCTTGGCGCACTGGAACTGTTCGATGACATCTACGACATCGATACAGTCAGCATGACCATCTACCAGCCCAGACGCCAGAACGTTTCTACCTACGAGGTAAGCAAGGACGACCTGTATCAATGGGCTGATGAAGTTCTGAAGCCTACCGCAGACCTTGCCTTTGCCGGTGATGGAAACTTCCTGTGTGGCGAATGGTGCGGATTCTGCAAGGCAAAGCATGAATGCCGAGCCAGAGCTGAAGCCAATCTTCTACTCACACAGCACGATTTCAAACTGCCACCACTGCTCACGGATTCGGAAATCGAAGTCATCCTCTCCCGTGTCGACGAACTGGTCTCTTGGGCAAGTGACATCAAGGAGTATGCACTCCAGCAGGCAATCAGCGGTAAAGAATGGACCGGCTGGAAGCTGGTCGAGGGTCGCTCCAACCGCAGATACACCAGTGAAGACGCCGTATCGAAAGCTGTCGAATCTGCTGGTTTTGACCCTTACGAAAAGAAACTGCTTGGTATCACAGCCATGCAAAAGCTGCTCGGTAAGTCTCGCTTCGAAGAGCTCCTTGCAGCATATATCGAAAAGCCACAAGGCAAACCTACTCTTGTGCCGGAGAGCGATAAGCGCCCGGCAATGAACACAGCCAAAAATGATTTTATGGAGGAATACGACAATGAGTAAGAATGTAAAAATGACAAATCCCATGAAGGTTATCACTGGTCCTAATACACGCTGGAGCTACGCCAACGTCTGGGAACCGAAATCCATCAACGGTGGCACTCCGAAGTACAGTGTCAGCCTGATTATCCCGAAGTCTGACACCAAGACTGTCGCTAAGATTGAAGCGGCTATCGAAGCAGCCTACCGTGAAGGCGAATCCAAGCTCAAGGGCAACGGCAAGTCCGTACCGGCGCTTTCCGTACTTAAGACTCCTCTTCGTGACGGAGACCTTGAGAGACCGGATGACCCTGCATACGCTGGCAGCTACTTTGTAAATGCCAACGCCACTTCTGCTCCGGGCATCGTGGATGCAGACCGCAATCCTATCCTTACTCGTTCTGAGGTTTACTCCGGAGTCTACGGTCGTGCCAGCATCAGCTTCTATGCTTTCAACAGCTCTGGTAATAAGGGCATCGCCTGCGGCCTTAACAATCTGCAGAAGATTCGTGATGGCGAGCCTCTTGGTGGTAAGGCATCTGCTGAATCCGACTTTGCAACTGATGACGATGATGATTTCCTTGATTAATGGAGGTGACAAGCTATGGAGACAATCATGATTAGTACGATTCTTGTAAACATCTGTATCGGCTGCTTCGCTTGTGTGGGACTTGCTACTGCGGTCTCTATCATTCAGAGCATCATCAATGACCACAAGCGTGAAAAGCGTGAACAGGAAAAGGACAAGCGTGACCTCGAATACCATGAGAAGCGCATGAAGGACTTTAAGTAATCTATCAACCCGATGGCGGTGACCCTCACTGCCGCCATCGATATTTTTCGACAAAAGGAGACAATCTATGAATGAATTTGTAGAAACATTGAATCTCTTTATTGGCAATGTCATCGCCTATACCTTTTTGGTAGCGGTATATGGTTTCATCATCTACAACGTAGGGAAAGTCATTCTCTACCTTATCCGCTATGCGGTATACCATATCCGCCGTGACATCAATAAATACAAATCCAATAAAGATAAACAGTAACACGGCAGGCGGCAGGGATTTCTCTGCTGCCTGTTTTGTAGAAAGGACAACCTCATGAAAACACTCAGTATTGATATCGAGACCTACAGCGATGTACCTCTTCAGAAGACCGGTGTCTATCGTTATGTGGAGTCTCCCAATTTTGAAATCTTACTCTTTGCTTACAGTGTAGACAGCCAGCCCGTTCAGGTTATCGACCTTGCCTGTGGTGAACAGATTCCAAAAGAAATCCTTCTTGCCTTGGAGGATGAAGCTGTCACCAAGTGGGCATTCAACGCTGCCTTTGAACGTATCTGCCTTTCCCGTTTTTTAGGTTATCCGACCGGAGAATATCTGGAACCGGAAAACTGGCGCTGCTCCATGATATGGGCCGCTACAATGGGACTCCCACTCTCCTTGGAAGGTGTCGGCACTGTTCTGGGTCTGGAAAAGCAGAAGCTCTCAGAAGGAAAAGACCTTATCAAATATTTCTGCCAGCCCTGTGCTCCTACGAAGACCAATGGGCAGCGCACAAGAAATCGCCCCTTCCATGCTCCGGATAAATGGGCTATGTTCAAAAAATATAATATTCGTGATGTAGAGACCGAAATGGGTATCCAGCAGCGTCTTGCAAAGTTTCCGGTGCCAGCTCAGGTGTGGGATGAATACCACATGGACCAAGAAATCAACGACCGTGGTGTACGTTTGGACATAGATCTTGTTGCTGCTGCCATCGAAATGGATACTCGCTCCAGAACGGAGCTGACCAAAACCATGAAGGAAATCACAGAACTTGAGAATCCTAACTCCGTCCAGCAGATGAAGGCTTGGCTTTCTGACAATGGTTTGGAAACAGATACTCTTGGCAAAAAGGCTGTGGCGGAGCTCCTAAAGTCTGCTTCTCCAAAGCTCTCACAGGTCCTCACCTTAAGACAGCAGTTGGCCAAGTCCTCTGTCCGCAAATATCAGGCGATGGAAAAGACCGTTTGCGCAGATGGTCGTGCCCGTGGCATGTTCCAGTTTTATGGTGCCAATCGAACCGGTAGATTCTCAGGTCGTAATATCCAGTTGCAAAACCTACCGCAAAACCATCTATCAGACCTTGCGGAAGCACGCTCTTTAGTGCGCTCCGGTAACTTTGAAGCTGTGGAGCTTCTCTACGAAGATGTGCCGGATACACTATCCCAGCTCATCCGTACAGCTTTCATTCCAAGAGAAGGAACGCAATTTCTGGTAGCGGACTTTTCTGCTATCGAAGCCCGTGTCATCGCATGGTTTGCCGGTGAAAAGTGGCGTCAAGATGTCTTTGCCAAGGGCGGCGATATCTACTGCGCCTCTGCCAGCCAGATGTTCAAGGTCCCTGTTGAGAAGCACGGCATCAATGGCCACCTCAGACAAAAAGGTAAAATCGCTGAGCTTGCCCTCGGCTACGGAGGCTCGGTCTGTGCCTTAAAAGCAATGGGTGCTCTGGATATGGGGCTCACTGAAGAGGAGCTTCCTCCACTGGTCGATGCATGGAGGCAGTCCAACCCGAACATCGTCAAATTCTGGTGGGATGTGGACCGAGCTG